TTTGTTTTTTGTCGTTATACACGATAAAAAAGTCAGGAACATATATTGTATTTTTTCCTGTGAGTGGATGCCTATATGGAATCTGTATTGATTCAGATGCCCATTGGGTTATTGATGGATTGTTGTCACAGAATCTCATGAAGGCAAATTCCCAAGATGATCTATATCTTGGTGTTTTTTTGCCAATGTACTTGCCAGTATTTTTTGGCTTGAATAATCCTGAAGCCCATTTATTCATTATGCCTTAATGTTTCTTGATACATGACTTTGGGCAGTTCTATCATTCTTATATCCTAACACAGAAGTTTTGTATCTATATGCGTTCAGCACTTCGGTCACAAGTTGTGATAGTTGGACTGGATCTGAAGGCTTAAGAGTATCAAGCACAGTAAAGACATCAACATTGTCCGTCTTGGCTTGCTTCATCAACACATACGCGATACTTTGTGCAGACTGTAGGTCGTAATCTCGTGATGTAAAAAAACCTACAGTTGCATCATATTCAGCGCCATCTAGTTCTACACGTTGTTCTTCGATGCCGCTTAAAAATTCTACTATGGATTGGTTGCCTTTGGCAGATGTAACACCAATGTTTGATAGTGGTGTCCGTGTTGATCCGTTTGCTGATGTTGTTGATGATCCAGAACTGGTGCCTGCACTGCTGGAGCCTCCGTATGCACTAACCAAGGTAATATCCTCCTGATCCTGTTGTGGTCCCGGCAGATGTGCCTTGTCCACTAGCGGCATTGTTTACATTTACAGTTGCAACTGTTTCAGTTGCTAATGGTGACTCTAAAAACTTTGCGTATTCTTGTCCAGTAACTTCATAAACAATTTTATCTTCTGAGATAAGTTTAGCCGCTACATTTGTTGCATTATCAATGTAAGAGTTTTGTTCTGTTTCAGTAAGACTATCCCATGCAGTGTCAACAGAATTAAGATCAATACTGGTGTCTATTCTATATCCCACAAATTTAGCAAACTTTAATTTTGCGTCATAGTTTGCATCCAGGTAAAATTTTATTTGTTTGCTGTTCAAGGATATTTTGTTTTTGTCATTTGTTTTGATTGTTAATCTTTTGTCTTGTATCTTATTTTCATTGTTTTTGTTTTTTAAATTTTTTGGAAAACTTACACCTGGCTTAGATGTTGCGCCAATATTATTTGTGCCAGCTCTTACTGCATCTTTGACAACACCTATTATTTCTTCTCTTGCTCCTCTAATTGCTTTACCTGACTTAATTTTTTCGTATGTTGTTAGTGCAGAAAGGCCTGCTCCTAAGATGTTACCCCTACTGAGTAAACTTGCAGTCTTTGTGATCCCGCCCAGCACTCCAAATATTGAATCGCCACCAGTGCTGTTTGGTGATGGAGTATTGTCATAATGGAAAGTTGCAAACCCTTGTGGGTCGACACCTATTTCACCGTTCCTCAACTTCACGCCAGAATATGATATTGAAAAGGAATGTTCGTTAATGCCAGCTCCATCAGTCTGATCCATTGAGCCATTGTTCCAATCATTAACCACAGGATTCATCATTTTGTATTCTGTAAATAATCCTCTACTTAACTGGAAAATAGATATTGATGTAAAAAATCTTTCATTGTTGCCAGTGTCAAGTCCAAAACGATCATACCTTGTATTAGTGTTTCCAAATGTTGCCGCTTTATATGAACCCTCCTGTCTGTTTGTATCAACAATATAATGTTGATAATAGGATCTCCAAAATGCAGTTGCGGTGTCGGCCATGTCGTCATGCAACACAACTGAAACTGGTTGGTAAGTTATGCCTGTCTGTACATAATTTTTATAATTGTACTGATTTTTTTGTTCTACATTAAAACTGTAAGACGGTAAATCACATCTTTTAACCAACATTCCTAGTTCAAGTTTTTCTGTGGAATTTATAGATACTCCTGTTGCAAGTGGATTGATTTCAAACACAACATGATATAAAAATCTATTTTTTGGAGCAAGTGCAAAAGTTCTATCAGTGTATAGTCTTGCCGCGTGTTGATAGTCACGCATGGTGTCTCCACCAAGCAGTTGCCTTAAAAAGTTAGAACGCCAGTTTGCCATTTGTAATATTTATGGCGTTAAAAAAGTGCTTGATTAAAACTAAATTCCGCCGCCTGTTACTGCTGTAGATACTGTTCTTGCTACTGCAGAACCAATGCCTGTGCCTCTTGGAGTTTGTATTGCATTATCATATCTAATAGACATAGTAATCTGTACAGGCTCTGAAGTTGCATACGCAAGTGTACCATACTGAACGTTGTCCAAGTAACATCCGAATAGTTCGTATGTTTCTAATACAGTTGGAGTATTTGCACCATTGCCACCATCAAGCATTTCTATTCTTGATGTGAACTTGTAATCTTGGCCTGATGCAGCTGATGATTGTTCAAAGAAATCAAATTGTTTCTGTAACTGTTCACCAGTAAGTTTTGACACTTCATTGTTTACATCATCTCTTACGTTCAATGTAATTGGATCCCATGTATGTTTTCCAGCCATATAAACTCTTGAGTTGTATGCATCTAATGTTATTTGATCAAATGTTAAGTTTGGTCTAGTTACATCAACAACCTGTTTTGTAATTTCAGATCTAGGAGTTGATACGCCAAAATTTTCAAGTATAATTCTAAACCTATACTGTAGTTTAGGCATCAACAAGCCTTGTGAGGCTGATGATTGATCACTTGCTAGTGGCACTGTAAATTTAGATAGTGTTGATACTGACATTTTGTTTTATCTCCTAGTACGAATATTTACTATTCATTTCTCCTTTTATTCAACTTGTACCTTTAAAGGCCAGCTGCTATTTCTCCTGTATTCTTTAATCTAATTGGAATAAAGATGAACTCAACTGCTTTGACTGGTTCAATTGCGACATCAACAAAAAGTTCATTTCTGTCTATTCTTGCTGGTGTGTTGTTGGTTTCGTCACATACCACAGCAAAGTCAAACAATGCTCTTTGTGATGTTAGTTCAAGTAAGAATGATTCAATTGCTTGTTTTATTTCGTTCCTTGTTAGTGCATCATTTGGTTCAAAGATAAATGGTCTTGCAATCTTATCCAATTGTAGTCTTGTAAATGCTACCAATCTAGCAACGTTTACTCTATCTAGTGCTGATGCAGTTAACTGTCTTGTTTTTTGGCCAAAACAAACAAGTCCTGATCCTGTCACAAAACTAATTGGATTGATGTTAACAGATTGTAAAGAATCTCTTAATCCTTCTGCAACTGCTGTGGTCTCAAATTCACCTTCTGAATTTATAAAACCAACGGATGAAGCATTATCAATTGCGCCTCTTCTAACACCTGCTGGTGCAAACCATGGAAACGCTACTTGATCATTAAATGCAATAGTTCTTAACATCATATGGGATGCTGGTACTGCCACTGACTCACCTGCTAGGTCTGTTGTAAATCCTGCAGGATAATACACACCTGTAAATGAATTTGTTGTTACTAATCCATCTTCACCGTTGTCGGCAGCTCCTGCTGTGTTGTTTGCATAATTTGTAATTGCAGTTGAATTTGGCTCTAATCTAAATGGAGTGTCACCAACTACAAAAGCAGTTTCTTTTCTGTCTGCATTCAATGTTTCTAAGTTTGTTATAAGTTCAGGATATCCTGGAGCTGATAATAGATTAAATTCACGCTGTTCTTCTCTTAATTCTGTTGTAGATTCAACAGTGGATTTTAATGCTTCAACAATTATGTTTCTCTGTGCTTTTCTGCCCATAAATGGAGAGCCATCTGTCTTAAGTCCTGATTCTGTTACCCATGCATCTTTTTCTGTAG